ACGCATCGCTATTCGCATACGCACACGCCACGCCGCCACCCGTATTCGAGTCGACATAGGAGCGCGCCAAAACAAGGGGGCCGCCCGAGTTCTGCCAATAGTAATCCGAATAATGCGTTGTTTCGCTTCCGCCGACATTCTTCGGTACCATATCGAAAAACGGGCCATTTTCGGCGGCAACATTGGTTATCCATCCGTCTGAGGTTCCGGCGTTCACGTTGCGAGTCGAACCGTCCGGGTCGGTGATTTTCCAAACGTGGTTGTTGATTTCTACACCTTTCACCCATTCGTAAATACCCCCGAATACACCTTCAAGTCCCAAGCCGCAAACATACTTTGAACTTTCGTTTTTGGTATCCGCATTACCGGTCGCATTACTGCTGCCAGTTGTTGTAGCCGGACTATAGATTGCTCCACCTTTACCTAATACGGCTTGTAGGTTACGGTTTCCGTATTTGGCATACAGCATAAAAGCTATTACGCAATGCTGCTGGAAGTCAATACGCTGATAACCTTTACCACGGGCTGTTGCGTACCCTTCAAAATCATTGGTTGATTTACTGGTTGTCGGAGTTACTCCACTTCGGCTATACAACTTATTCGAAGTCATATAACCTTTATACGCACCGACTAAAGAGCGCGGTACATGTTTGAAGCTTCCGTCCACGTTGTATTCGGCAAAGCGGTAGCGGAATCTGTTGCTATCCACCTGTTCCCATTTGTAATAGAACTCCGGAAAATCCACCATCACATCGCCCTCTGTGCCGTCCAACTTGGCTGCTGAGCCATCGGCGTAGAAATTGCTGTTGTCATCACGAAGATACGAGATTGTGACCTCACCGTCTTTCGTTTTCTTGCAGAGGCAGCGGCGGAACTTCGACAGGATGGTTTTCAGAACCCCGCTGTTGATTTCACCGGTGATATTCTGCGGGTCACTTTTGGATTTGTCAAATACAATACCGGCATCCTTGATTTTTGCATACACGAAAGACACGTTACGGCTCGCGGAGTTTGCGGTAAATGATTGGTCTGCCGGTTTGGTGTATCCTGCAAAAGCATCGACGGATACCGTATATCCGGTTCCCGACGGCACTTTTATAACTACACCGGCTCCCTTGCCGCTTCCGATCACTTCCCCGCCTGACGTTTTCTTTATGGTCACAGTACGACCGGAACAGTCCGCACTGTCGTCCGTGCTTACATTGACCGTCACCTTCTCCGCAGAGTAAACCAGGTTTATCTGTCTTTCGTTACCCCCGACAGCCACGTACTGTTGTTCTTCCGGAGAGGCATAACCGGAGGCGGCTTCCGGTGAAACGGTATATTCCACCTGCATGGGGATGGCAATCTCCAGCGCTTCACCGTTCCAGACCAGTTCGGAGTGCTGGCCGGAGTAGGAAACAGTCACCTTCTTGCCGTTCAGGTCGGCGTCGTTCAAACCCTGGTTACTTGTGAGGGTTATGATGGCTTTCTCCTGAAAAGCGGATGTTCCACCGGAACCGGCAACACGCCAGTCGGCTTTATTCCCTTCCGTGATATTGTATAGCTGATAAAAGACATAGTCTTTCTCTTTTGTCTCATACACGCGGCACTGCTGGCCGATTGCGAATTTACGGGTTGCTTCCCCTGACTGGTAGGTCAGTGTATCTTCCCCGGGTGTTGACGGCAGATCCGGAGTTTCTGCGAATTTACCGTCGAGCGATGATACAAGGTTTGTCACCTGCTCCACTTTTTCATCAAGGGTGCCAAGCGACAAATAAAACTCCTCCTTAGTTCCCTTGTAGCCGCCAAGCTGCGCCGCATCCCATGCGCTCAGGCCGTATTCGTCCAGGTCGGCATAACAGTGCTTGCCGTCGGACAGTTTGGTTATAATCTTGCCGTCGCTCCTGCGTTCGAAAAGCCAGACGTTTTCAACGATGACGGTTTTATCGGCTGCCCACTGAGCCGTACTCTTCACGATTTGCTGGTACACGTATGCACCGGTTGTTGATTCACTCATTTTAAATAGCCCTCCTTAATTATAATTGTTGCTTTAGAAAAATCAGTCTGTCCGGTAAGGTAAACCGCTCCCCCGTAACTGCCACCGCCTCCGGAACCTTCACCGCTTCGTTTCCACACGGCTTTGCCTTCGGTATTGTCATGGCATTTCCAGAACGTCTTATTCCCGTATTCGTCCACCGTCCAAACCTCGACCCCCACAAAATAGCTGTCATCGTTTACCGTCGGGATATGGTCAAGGTAGGATGGCATCTTCTTTTCGAGCGTGACGATGCGTTCTGCGGCTTTCCTGTCTGCATCCTTCAATAGTTCAATGGCATCGGACAGGGATTTGTCCGCCTTCTTCAGGGACTCCAGCCGGTTTAGTATATCCGTCAGCCAAACAGCTTCCATCTTATCAAAGAATGTGGATGATCCGTCGGCTGTAATCTCAATAAAGCCTGTATCGGACGGTTTCGCCTGGACCACCTTCGCAAAATACCGGACGGCAATGTCACGGACTTTGTCGTCTGCGTATTCACGTTGGACGTGTTCCTCGTCCTTGACCAAATAGACGGGGAATACTTCCACACTCGTAGCCGCCAATGGCAGCACCATGCCGTCAATGTTGACCAGCCCGGCATCGATGCCGGTTTCCGATACCGCGCAGCCGCAGATTACACAGTTGCCGTACTGTGAGAAGAAGCCGTCGGCTATGCGAAGGCCTTCGCTCTGCAACTCCAACAAATCATTTCCCGACCATTTCCTTACGCCGGGGTATTGTACATGCCGTTTCATTTCTTTGTTACTATTTTATAGGTTCTGTCTGCAATTTTATAACGCTCGATTTCCGCCCGTACAAGGCTCAGGTCTATGCCTTCCGGCACATAAACGATGAAGTCCACATCCTTGAAGCTTTGCCCGCCCTCACCCTCCAGGGCTATTTCCTGCATCGGTTCGAAAAGCACCCAGTGCGCCGGCTCCGAGTTCAGCCCGATGGCGAGGAACTGGTCCTCGTAACTCTTGATCAGGATACCGCCGCCGAATGTCTTGTTCAGGTGTCCCTCCAATGAGCGGTGCTGGCTCGTTACATGCACCTTATACCGGTAGTAATCGCGCCAGTCGGAGAAGGACTGCCATACACCGTCCAAGTCCACAAGCGACCATAGCCACCCAAGACGATTGGGCTGTCTGCGGTGCGGGGCGACATACTGCCGGATGAGTTCTTTGAAGTTCAGGATAATGTTCATGGCTATATATCATTTATTGAAACCATCTCCAGCCGGCTGTTCCCGGCATAGTTGAAATAACCGGCATACAGGTAGGCCATCGTGTCAATCGGGATGAAGTCCGCATCCTCCGTACCCTTGCGGGAGAGAGAAAGCATCTTGGCCGTGACAACGCCCGTAACTGTCGTAACCGCCTCCAGCATCTTATGGGAGTAAATGACACCGCCAAACCGCTGGGACGTCTTGAACTCCTCCAATGAGGCCAATACCGCCTCGCGTACCGTATCTACCGGGTTGGCCGGATTATAATAGACTTTGATGTCATACTTCACTTCATCGGCATCCGTCGATATGATTTCCGACTTTGTGCCGGCAAACTTGACCGCATCTATATAGTTCTTGAAGTTCAACAGTTGATTGCTCGTAAGCGGCACGATCTTCCCCTCTTCATCCTCGGTGGCCACGCGGAACATGATGGTGTTGTCCTCTGCCACGTTCACGGAGGCTATCTTTACCACACGTGCGAATTCATCCACCTTCTCATACTCCAACAGGCCGGTTACCGTGTCGAACACCAGTTCATGGCCCATCTGGAACTCGTAGCATTTATCGTTATACCAGGTTAGCGTACCCGCCACCTCCTTTTCCGCGTCCGCATCCATTTCCCGTTTGAATGCGTCCAATACCAGTTCAAAACTGTAGATACAGTATGCCACACAGTGTACCCAAAGCCGCCACTCGGATGCGGCCGATGTGGACAGGCTGAATGTCGCTTGCAGCCTTCCCGTAATGCTTTCCTCTATCTGTTGTATTGTTCTTGCCATTGCGTTTCCATGTAAGTGGTGATATCCCTGTCTATTTTCTTGACTACCGTCTTTTTTACAAGGCGGCTGTCATCGTCAATGCTTATCCGCTGTCCTACCTTCAACTTGATGTCCGGGTAGAAAGCGCCGAGAGAGCATCCGGCTTCAACCACGGCCGAAGGTTCATTTTTCAGCTCCGGGTTGTTTGCCATGATTTCACCCATTGCCTCTGCCGTCCCGTAGTGTTGCAGGGCAATGTCCAGCAGTTGCTGTTCATCCTGTACCTCAATTACCTTCATACGTCGCCTCTACATTTAAATCATTTGAATAGGCCGCAAAAGCAACCTTGCGTACTTTCATGCCGTCGGCTGTGAACTCCTTGCGCGTGGCACGGAGCAGCCCTTCCGGATCGTTATCCATCATGTAATTTACCGCCCCGACACCGGCTTCCGGTTTTTGCCGGATATGGCCTTTGTCACTGTACAGCAAATCCCGCTGGTGCTGGTAGGTGCTTTCCGTTACCAGCAAATCACCGGCTGTCAAATCAAGGTCGCCGTCTGGCTGTTGCTTATAGTCTTTCATATTTAACCCTCCAGATAGTTTGGCAAGTCCGCCTGTATGGATGCGAACTTTGCCGAGTTGATCGGTGTACTTGACGGGCCGTGCGGTGTCGTTACCGTAAGAGCCTGTATCGCTGTCAGCATATCATCCAGTGTCTTTTTCAATCCTGATCCGCCGCGTGTAACGGTTACTCCGCCGGTGGACGCCTTGACAGTAGTGCTGTCCGCTGTAACGGTGAGTGCGTCCGCTTCATGAAGAGCCTTCACCTTGTCGTTTGTCACTTCAAGTCTTTCCGCATCCACATGGACGGTTATCTTTTCACCTTTCTTGATATCGATGTTTTCGGTATCGATGATTACTTCCAAATCGTTATCGGTAAAGACCACCTTATCGATTTCGGTAAACTGGCACACGAACAGTTCGTTGCTCTTCCCGATACGGCAGACCAGCACTGTGCTTTGCAGGCGTGGGATAAAGGCAAAGCCTTGCAGTTCCGCCTTGACCAGACCACGGAGCCGGACATCGAAGTAGTCCACCTGGTCGTCACGCTTTATTGTACAGGTAAACTCATCCTCGTTTACTTCGGTAACGGTTCCCAGGAATACCTGGTCGCCACTTTCGCCGAACCGCTCATGGAACTTCCGGCGTAATTCTTCCATTTCCTTGCTCATGCCTTGATACCTATTTCAACGGTGCGACGGCCGCCTCCAGTACCGAACGATGTTTCCACCGACTCGATGAAGTAATCGCCGCTCCGTTCGTTATACACTTTGTCCTCGATGCTCGCTACCATGCCCGGCAGGGCAAAGGGAAGCAGGAAGGTTTTTATCTTGCCCCGGTAGCCGTCAAACGAATACCGTTTCAATTCCTCCCGGGCCAGCGTTTTTAGCTCCGAGGCATCTTTTACGTCGTAATAGTAGAAGGTGCGTGTTTCCCCGCCGTCCTCACCCAACTCGCCTTCTATCTTTGTGCCGTCCTTATAATAGCAGACAGCCTTAACTTTCAGTTTTATGTCTTCTGCCAGCTGGTATTTCAGTTCATCGTCGCTGATCACGTTCTCGCGGAGGACGTATTTCACTGTTTCGCCTTTCACGTCGTTGGCCTTACCGACATTCAGTTTGCCATCAATATCAAAGTAGGCGACCAGCCCGTATTCCTTTTTCAGGAGGCCGAGTACCCAGCTCCCGGGCTTGTTGTTGATGACGAAGTTCTTTAGCGTCAGGTCAACGACTGTGCCCATTTGAACACCCGCTAAAACACTGTTTAAACACTCTTTTAACGTTGTTTCCTTCTTGCTGAAAACACAGTTCAGGAAACGCAGCTTATAATATTCATCCTCACATTCGATTTCCAAGGGGACTTTGTAGTTCAGCCGCTTCACGTAACCGACAAACTCGGTGTTCAGGGTATCGTCATAGCCCAGTTTGATTTCCACCTTGTCGCCTACCTTGATAGCCTGGGCCGTCTCGATATGCGTAGGTGGTTCCCCGGCATGTTTCAGTACGGCTGTTACCGGAACTTTGACGGTAGCGGTGGCAGCCAGATCGTACAGGCTTCGTTTGATCTTCACGTCGTGAACCGACTTGAAAGAAACGGATCCTATTTTTATATCACAGCATAGAACAAACATATCATTCCAGAATCAATTCAAAACTCCTATCCGTAACCAGTTCCATTGTAAACACCTGTGCCGTCTCACATCCTTTCATCTCGGCAAAATCGATGCTTTTGATTACAACCTTGTCCTCTTCATCTAAAAAGATATCCGTAAGGGCGCATTTGAGCGTGACCGACTCGTTGATGTTATACAGCTCCGCAAGGTCGCCCAACTGGCTGTCCGGAAAGTCCACGTCCATGCAGACACCGGCAATGCGTATATCGTAATCATCCACTGAGATAAGTTCCTTCACAGTACCTTTGCGACCGACCATCGCCGTTTCAACAATCGTCTTCTTGCCCCGGATAGAGATGACGGCGTTCGGTATCTCGTATTCCGCCCCCTTATGTTCCAGAACCACCGGCATGAAATACCACCGTCCTTGCGCGTCCTTCTTCCGTAGCGTAGAACCGAAGTCGGAGTTCGTTTTCTCCGAAGCCGCTTCACCGGGGTATTCATACCCGTCTCCTTTATATTTTGCGGGGGCGTCAGGAATGAACCCGCCGGGGTACGGAAAACCTTTATACCCGATTACGTTAAGCAGCATGTCGCCCAAACTGAACTGGCTTACCCGCTTGAACGTCTGCGCCACCTCTTTGACTGTATATTTTGATGCCATAACTTATCCCTCTCCCAATTCCTCTAATACGTTCATGATTTCCCGGCGTATCGTGTCAATTCCTTCCCGGTCGGTATTAGCCACGTGTATCACAATTTCATCACACACTTTGGCTACCTGGACGCTACGCCCGCTATCGTTATACGTCCGGCTGTTATCGGTCGTAAACCGGTTATTGGTTTCCCGGATATTCTCCACATTGTAAGCATCAGAACGTTCAGGTGTCGGTATATCCATCGCCTGCACGTTCGGAGCGGAAGCCAGTATGACCGGAACGGCAACAGCCGCGGCAATCTTCCGGACGTTCTGCATGATGTCGGCCAGGTAGTTCGTTTCTCCGGCGTCATACGTCTGGGTACTGTCATCGATCCGGGTTCCGGGCGCAGGGGTACTATTTAAAGCACCGGCTCTCCCGGCTGCCGGTGCCGTCTGCACAACCGGTGCTGCCACCTTCATCGGAATCATTACCGGCTCCAGCTTCCGGGTGGCTGCCGTGTATTCGGCACTCTCTCCAAGGTTAGCCGTAACCGGTTCATCGTCCAGACGGAGCGCAGCCTGTTTCTTCGCACCTGTTTTCCCTTTGGTGGCACTCATCTTCTTCATCAGGGCATCGAAATCCGGGACAGCGGCTGCCGGGGTTGTTACAGTATCCGGCATTTCGGGGATTAGCCGGTTGGCTGCATCCGCATCGTTTGCTTCCTGTGAAGCCGCCCAACTGTCCCTGCCCGCTTGCTTGCCCTTTTCCCAGGCTGCGGAATAGTTGCCCTTTTGCAAGGTGTTATATACCGCTGATACGGGATTGGCACCCAAAACGCCTTCCCCTATATCTTTGAATCCCTCTTTGGCAAGCCCGGCGGCCTCTTTGAAGTTGCCTTTTAACATACTGACGATTGCCGAACAGACACCGCCAATTCCGGACAATACCTGTTTAAACGGTTTTACGATACTGTCGAGCAATGTTCGCCCGAATTCCTTTATAACTTCCCAAGTACCGAGAATAACCATACGGAACCCTTCAAACTTCTGCCAGCAATAGGTAACGGCTGTTATCACCGTACCGATGGCAACGGCTACCCATCCGATAGGGGAAGCAGCAAACGCCGCGTTGAGTGCCCATTGTGCGGCAGTCAAACCACCGGTGACGGCTGTCTGCGAAATATCCAGCACTTTTTTGATTCCTCCAATGACAACCGCCTTTTGGGTCCAGGCATAGTTCAACGCCATCGCTGTAGTCAGTATGCCCAATGTGGTGGTAAGCCCGACAACAATCGGGTTTCCTTCCTGGATCTGCGAATACCACCCGCTGAAAAAACCGATAACAACCTCCAGTACCGAAGACACCCCGGCAAGAACCGCTCCTGCCACGGTCAGCCCTGCGCTGATAACGGGAAGCGTCAGTTCCCCAACCTCGGTGCCGATATTCTTGAACTGGTTCCACACTTCGGTCGCCTTTTGCATACTGTTTGCCGAATACTCTAAAGCGGTATCGGTTTCACCCGCAGAATTGGCGACATCGTTCATGGATTCTTTCAACTTCCCAATATCGGAAGTAAGGACGGCAAAAGCGCTTTTCGCCTCTTTATCCACCAAACCTGCCTTTTCAAGGAAAGATGATTTCTGTTCGTCGTTCATCCTGCCCAATACGCCTTCCAAGTCGGTGAATATATCCACAACGCTACGGATCTTGCCGGTATCATCGAATACGTCCACTCCGGCCTTTGCCAGTTTGTCTCGGACATCGACACGACCCAATACGGAGAAGGCATTTTCCATCAGTGTGGCGGCACGTTCAGCGCTTTGTCCCTTACCGGTCATATAGGCAAAGGTTCCGGCTACCTCCTTATAGGCAATGCCGAGGTTATCGGCTCCGGCTATCAGGTTCGGCATGTAACGCGCAAAGTCGGCAAACTCTCCGGCTCCGACACGTTTTGCCGCAAAGAAGGTATCCAGCACTTCCTGCGCCGTCGTATTCTCCTTGCCCACGATGGAAAGCGTCTGTGCCAACGCGGCCGACACGGTATCGAGGTCGGTAAATCCCGCCTTGCTGCCTTTGAGGGCGGCATCCAATATGGAGAGGGACAGATCGACATCATTCACCTGCGAGTTGATAGCCTCGAAGCCTACCGGGGTGACCTGTACGTCCGTCTTGTTTTCTACCGCTATCTGTTTCAAACGCTTTTTCAGGTCATCCAGCCCCGCTTCGTCCAACTGGGCGGTGATGTTCACCTGGGCCATGTTCTCATCGAAGCTCATGCCGGCCATGCCCGCTGCGCCAACAGCAGTGATACCGGTGACAAGCGGGTTTTTCAGAAGTCCTGCACCGGGAATGGCATCGAATGCCTCCGAAGCCCATTTCTTGAACTTGCCGCCAGCGGCCGCTGTCTCCAGTTCCTCGATCTCATCCGTGAGCCGGGCAATCTCGCGGTTATATTCGCGGATAGCCGGAATATTGTCAGCCGGAATCCATTCCCTTTCGGCTTGCAGGGCATCAATCTTCATTTTCAGCGATCCGAGTGTCCTTCCCGTGTCACGGCAAACGCTGTCCGCAGACCGCACCTTATCCTGTACGCCTGAAAGGGCGGCCACGGTTCTGTCCGAGGTCGCCGTAATGCTACCCAATCTTGCACTGATCTGGTCACGCAGGGAAAAGATGTATTCTATTTTGTTTGCCATAATTTTCCTATGCTGTTAATGAAGTCAATTTTTACCCATTCGGCCATCCTGACCTGAAGGGCCCATTCCTCATCGCCGAGCGTCGAAGGATCGAGGTGCAGCCAGTGGCGGATCAAGGCATCCGAAAGGAACAGCCAGCCGGGTTTCTCCGCCACGGCAGTTCCTTTTATAACTTTTTTAGCTCCGCCTCCTTTACTTCGACCAGTTCGCCCAGTTTCGTGGATACACCCAGAAACAGGGCATCATCCGTCTTGATTTCTTCATCACCCGCCAGCCAGCAGTTGCCGAGTAGGATTTCGTTGTATTTCATCGGGTCATTCTTCCCGACAACGGCAGCCGCGCTGAGAGCCTGTCGGCTCGGGCGTTTCAAATAAGCCACCTTGTCGCTGACGGTAACACAAAATACGTCGCCCCATTTCTTTTTCCAGGATTCAATCTGTTCGGGGGTGATTGTCTTGTTATTGTCTTTTTCGTTCATAGTTCCATACATTATTATAGTTATACTACATTATATTCCACGTCGCAGGCGATAAAAGGCAGCGCGTGTTCCGAATAAAGGTCGCCCTCTTTGATGCTGTTCGGTGCTTCCGTGATGGAGGCATTGACAACTTTGTCGGTTTGTACGACACCGGTCTCCGAGATATAGGAAACAATGATGTCAAACTCCAAATCGGTAACGTCATCATACCCCTTGGCCTTTGCGGCCGTCTGCATGGCAATCAGTTCGGACTGGAGCACGGTAATCGTGCCCTCATATTCCTTTTTGCCCATCTGTATGCCGCGTGCCTTCTTGCCGGAGGCAAACAGGAGTTCCTTTGCACGTTTGGACTTGTATTCGATGCCGCGGATACCTTCAACCGGCTTGCCCAAAAGGACGACTGTCACGGTTGTCCAATCATATTCTTTAGAATTGAATGTTGCCATTATTCACTTTTGTTATAAGGATTATTAAACGATAAGTCCACATTGATCTCCTTCAGCAGGGCTGTAGGAACAATCTTTGCTTGTATTTTCAGGACATTGGTTGATATCAAATCCTGTTTCGGATCCACATAGGCGTTAAAACCGGAAATTTCACCTTCCATATTCACATTGACATTACGGATAAGCAGCTGTTCGTAATATTTGCAGATCGGTGTCGGCAACTGCCCGGTTTCCGGGTCAACCGCGATGCTGTCCATGATTTCATCGATATATGTCTTATAACATATCACCAATGCCTTCTGGATGACACGGGTCAAGGAAAGGCGGTTGTAATCGTCCGTTGTTGCTACCGCGGTTGCATCGTAGTTCAGGTAATACCCGTTCTTGCCGATAAACGTGCGGTAAAAGATATAACCGGCATCATGCAGGGCGTTCCAGAGGCTGTAATCCTCTTCCGGCTTTTTGCCGTCCGTCAGCCAGCCTTCCGCAGCAATGCTTCCATCACGAACACGGGCAAGTGAGATATTGACCGGGCAAGTCGCCAGGCGACCTAACACCTGACCAATCGCAGCCGAATAATATTTGCCTTCGCCCACTTTGCCGTCAGAGGCAAGCACCACCGATACGCAATTCTCGCTACCTTCTCGCGGCTGGTACAGGCTGTCCGTTGAACCGTTCCATGCCAAGGCAGGAAGCAGAACCACAAACGGGGCAATCTTATCCAGGTAATTGCTTGCAACATTCTGCGCTGCCTTTACCGCTGTCACGACATCCTGGTCGATACATTTTTCTACTGTAGCATTGTAGTCAGCCCCGGGATTTACGTTGATCCCGACAAGCCGGATACGTCCGGCGGCTGAATCAATCAGCTTCTTCAAGGGAGAACCGTCCTCCATCGAACAGATATCCGTCAGTTTCTTGGCTTCATCCACCACCAACAAGTGAAGTTCTGCGCCATCTCCGGCAGCCGTATAGAATGCCATGATATCCTTGTACAGGAGTGGGTTGTTCTCTTTTGTGATGCCGTACTTTTTCAGGTCAGCAGTACCGGCAAGGACATAAACCTTATCAAGGGCCAACGTATCATTAACAGCCTTGCCGGACAGGATCAGCCCCGAAATACCATCGTCAGACAAGGTAACAGTACCGATATTGCCGTTGCCTAACGTTATATTTACATTTGGTAAACTCATATTAATCGCGTTTTAATAGTTTTCGAACACCTTTCAAACCAAGCAGCAGCGCCAGGATTGAAATTGATATTTTCCCGATCCGCATCCACGTTTCCTGCCACCAGGTAAGACGGTTCACTTCCACCTCGACCGGTTGCGGTATATAGATGATTGAATCCTTGCCGGGCACATAAACCGTATCGGGGACGGCTTTCGCCTTGTAGTCCAGTTTCCCGTCCTTGAAGGACAGGTCGGTTTCCATCGTCTTCCCTTTCAGTTCATCCACCTCTTGCATAAGAACCCGGCCTGTGCTGTCGCATTCAAACAGAGCGGTCAGCAGCGCAGAGTCAGGCGAAAGATAGACAGGCACAAGGCGCTCCCTCACCACCGGTTCAGACACCGGTTGGCTCACGTGCGTGCCCTTCGACATCTTCGGCCCTGCGCAATTCATACAGCACAGGGCAAGCATCAGCATGATCGGCAAAAGGGCAGCGGTTCGCCTTTTCGACAGCCCGGCGAAGCCGTGCCAGTTCTTTACGTATCGCATTGATTTCCTTCTTTAGAGGTTCAACGACCTGTTCCATCAGAATGGACATCGCTTCTTTGACATTTGCCAGTTCGTCGCCGCGCGTATCCGCCTTGGAGGCTTCTACCTGCGCCCGAAGGCCATCGACCTCAGCGTCGTACTTCTTGCGCAGAAGTTTAGCCGTAAGCCACGAGCTTAACGGTGCGGTAATGATTGCAGCTGCTAAGGAAATAATCTCTAAAGGTTCCATTCTGATTTTACAAGTGTTCTTATTATTCGTTCAACAAATCCCAACCGGCTTCCACATCGGCCATGACAGCCGGGATACCGTTTTCAACCACACTTATAGCAGCGGCCAGCGCACACATTGTACCCTTATCCTCCACGTCCGGAACATAAGTTGTCGGAACCTGCATTTCCCGGCATACGCGGGTGATATAACCCGAGGTGTTGTTTTCGGTTCGCGGAGCCCACCGGCTAATAAAATCGGCAATGCTCTGCAAGCCATATTTCCGACGGTAGTTCTGCAACAGTTTAATCAGGGCACGGTAGCCATGCGCCATATCCTTGAACTCTTCGAAGGAATTATCCTTCTTTACTCCGGCCGGGACTTCCCCTTTCCAATCGGTAGCATCCGAATTTCGGATGTTACCGGGATTACAGTTTCTGATTCCTCGCGGTGCCATCATCAGGATGCTTTATATTCTGACATGATAGCGCCCATTGCCTCTTTCTTCTTCGGGAGCACGATGAAGTAATGGCGGAAGTTCACAAGGCTACGCTGGTTCAGCGGGTCTGTCTTGGCCTCGGAATAGTACATCTTTGTACTGCCGGATGCCTTGAATACACGCTTGGTGTAGAATGCCACGGATGCCTGGTACTCGTTGGCCGATGCAGCCGTACCGAAAGCGACCTTTGTTCCGGCCACCTTGTACACCGGATTGTCTGAATACTCGTACACCTCAAAGCCGTACAGGTTGGCAATCTTTCCGGTCGTATAGTTGTAATACTGGTCCTTGAACTTCTGGTCGGTCAGCAGCAGGTCATTCACGTGATCCGAGCATAGCACTAAGCGACGGCCTTGTACAGGGACTTTCATTTTGTCAAATTTATCTTTCAGGGTGATAATATCCGACATCTGAAGGCGACGTCTGCCCGTTGTGCCGCCGCCGGCCACTTCACCCGTGGTTTTAAGTACCGGAGTCTTTTCCGCATGGGAGTCAGGAGCCAATGCGTGGATGGCCTTGGCATACTTCTTTTCCTTGATGGCATCGGCATGGCGTTCCTTCAGGCTTGCCATCTTGTCATAGGAAGAAGCGTACAGTTCATCATCCGTTACCGGAGTCGGCTTAGTCTGGAATTTGTCCAGTGAGAACACCGCATCGTTATCGGTGATTTCCTGTATTGTCAGAGGGTAAGTCTTGTTGTTGACCAACACGTCCGGGTCACCGCCGACATCAATCATGTGGATTACGTCATTCTCCGCATACTGCGAGTAGTCGGGCAGCCCGTCAAGGAAGGTTGCCACGTCTCCGGCGCGAAGAGTCTTGATAAGTTCACCGGTCCACACTTCCGTCAATACTCCCTCACAGAGTGAGCCGGAAGGCATGAACTTTCCTGCCGCCAATGATACGCCTACGGCGGTTGCGGCTCCTGCCGTTGCCGACACGCCCATAAAGGCGGCCAACATGATGCCCATCACCGCATTGAACAGCAGGGCGGTCATCGCTTTCAATCCGAATTTTGTCTTCATTCGTTCTTTCGTTTTTTTGTGATTAATAATTAGGACAGTCCATTCCGTACTCCGCTTTGTACAGCTTCATATAGGTTTCTTTGTCATTTGCTCTAAGTTCCATCATCTTATCAGCCGGCACGTCCGACAGTTTCTTGTACTCCGATGTAGCGGAACTTCCGCCTGTCGGATGGATGATGTCCGTCGGTTTCTGTGCGGGGTTCATGGCCTCGAAAGTCAGTTTCAGGCTTTCCAACCCAACCTTTTTGCCGAGCTCGACAAAATGGTTCTTTTTCTCGGCCGTGATGCGGCGTTCGGTAATGGCGGCTTCAACGGCCGAGGTAATACCGGCCAGCTGCATTTCTTCCTTTTCCTTTCGCAGTTGCTCGTTGGCTGTCTTATAACCTAAAAGCACCTCGATTGTAGAAAGGATTTCTTTTTCCGTTGCCGTTTCCGGCAAGCCCAATTTCAGGGCAATTGCTTTAAAATCCATCTGTTCGTCTGATTTTTGAGTGTTATTATTAAGCAGCGGGAGATTTTCGGACTCCTCACCGGCTGCCAGTTTCAATTCTTTTCCGTCAACATTCAATATAAGTGGCAGCGCATTGTCATTGCCGCCGATATCCACCATACTGACTTCGGTCAGCTTGCTGCGGGTGACGGTCGCACGGTATTGGCCGGGCTTTACAAGCTCCGGAGCGTCGCTGTATTCCAGTACGTCCACATTGGCTGAAGCCATACGCAATGTGCCCTTTTCCCACTGCGCTTTTGCCTGCCGGCTTTCCTCCCGCACTTCGTCAAACCAGGGCTCTCCCGTCACCCGCCCTTCCTCTTTCTTCACATCCTTGATGCAGCCGATAATAACGCCACGCCAATGCATCCAAAGCAGCACGGGGTTTTTCTCATACTGGGAAATATCCATGCCTGCCGTGCTGATCCATGTGCCGTAGCAGTTGACCGACTCATCGCTTATCACTATTCTTTTTGCCATTCGTCTGTTCGTTGATATGCGCAAACATACACCATTGGTGAGTGGCTTGAAAAAATCTCCCCAACCTTTGGGAACTTTTCCCCAACCTTTGAACACTTCTTCCCAAGCCTTGTGCGGTTTGTTGCTGCCTGCCGGCTTTCTTTACATTTTTGCCGAAAAACAAACCATTTTATCATGGCATTATCAAAAAAAGAACTGGAAAAGACAAAAGAACTGGCCAGACTTTATTACCTGAATGGGGACACGCAGAAGCTGGTGGCCGAAAAGGTGGGCGTTTCACGCGTCACTGTCAATAAATGGGTCAGCGAAGGCGGTTGGGATGCACTGCGAACCGCCAAATCCATCACCCGGAAGGAACTGGTGGCCAAAATCATGAAGAAGGCCGACGAACGGCTGGAAAGCGGGGAAATGACCGCTGACGAAATGGCTAAGCTGGCAGCCAGCATAGAAAAGATAGACAAACGCACCAACGCAACGACCATTATCGAAGTATTGACTTCTTATAATAATTGGTTGGTGGCGCGCACCCAGATAGATAAAGAGTTGACGGTGGATTTCCTAAAAATGACCAACCGCTACCAGGACATATTTATTGCCGAACAGGTTTCGGCTGAGAATCCGGGTCTATAATATATAATGTATATGGCAACACAGGCAAAAGGACAAAAAGAAGCGTTGAAACGATGGAAGCAGCTTTGCGAAACCATCCAGAACTTTTCTACCGTCAACACGGCCGAGACAAAGGCCGAACAGATGGAACGCATCAACCGTGCCCGGAAGGATTATGCCTATTTCGTGGAATATTACTTCCCGCATTATTGTACGGACAGCGAGACAGGCAAGGCTATCCCATCGGCAAAACACCATATCGAGGCGGCCAAAAAGATAATGAAACGCCGGACATTGAAGGCGGTTTTCAAGTGGGCGCGCGGCCAGGCCAAATCTACTCACATGGACGTAATGATCCCGATGTGGCTCATGTGCCAGAAGCGGCGCGAAATAAACGTTATGGTATTGGTCGGCAAGTCGGAGGATGCCGCCTGCACCTTGCTTGGTGACATTCAGGCCGAGCTGCAATACAACAAACGCTATACACACGACTTCGGGACCAAATACAATGCCGGTGCCTGGCAGGACGGCGAGTTTGTCACCTCCGATGGCGTGGCATTCTTTGCCCGTGGCCGTGGCCAGTCGCCGCGTGGTCTCCGTTACCGGAACCGCCGTCCGGACTATATCGTCATCGATGACCTTGACGACGACGAGCTGTGCGAGAATGACAGTCGTGTGCGTAAGATTACGGAATGGGTCAAGGAAGCCCTTTTCGGGGCATTCGGCGCCGAGGGCGGCCGTTTCATCATGGTAGGCAATCTGATCAGCAAATGCAGTGTATTGGCAAACATCGCTGCATCGAAAGGTGTGGAGGTAAGCCAGGTGAATGTCCTGGACAAAAACGGCAAATCCGCATGGCCGGAATACTGGACACCGGAACGTATTCAGGAAAAGCGGGAGTTCATGGGTTACCGTGCCTTTGAAAAGGAATACATGAACAACCCCATCAAGGAGGGTTCCGTGTTTAGAAAAGACTGGATCCGGTGGAAAAAAATACTGCCGCTTGACCGGTACGACGAAATAGTGGCCTACTGTGACCCCTCGTTCAAAGGCTCGACACAAAACGACTATAAGGCTATCAAGGTATGGGGAAAGGCCGGGGCGGAACTGCACCACCTCTACGCCTTCGTCCGGCAATGCTCTGTTTCGGAAATGGTCCGCTGGTTCTATGATCTGCACGAACGGCTGCCTGAGGGTGTCATCTGCCGGTATTTCATCGAGGCGAACTTCTTGCAGGACATCCTGCTGGATGAGTTCGCCACCGAAGGGAAACTCAGAGGTTACCAGCTTCCCATACAGGCCGACAAACGCAAGAAACCGGACAAATTCCAGCGTATCGAGGCGGTTTCGCCGCTGTGGGAACGTGGCTTCGTCTTTTACAACGAGGACTTGCAGAACGACCCTGATATGCTGGCAGGCATCGAACAGACCCTTTCCATCGAAAAAGGAAGCCGGACACATGATGACGGCCCGGATGCGGACGAAGGGGCTATCTATGTATTACAAAAGCATACACGAATGCAGGAGTTTAAACCGAGTATCGGCACACGCCGGTCTCCTAAAAATATGTGGTAATGATACAGTTTATCAAAGACATGATTCTGAATTACAGAATAAGACGCGCCATCCGTTTGGCGGGTGAGCTATCCGAAGTGAGCAAACGGAAATACCTGGTCCTCCTGGTGGCCGGAGTACCGAAAGTATTTTCCAAGCAGGAACTGAAAAAGATGATCGCACAGCGCAAGTTCCGGAAGGGGACGACTATTCAAGACCTTGAAAAACGTGCAATCCTTATAACCGGATAAGCCTATGTTTCTGACGGAAGAAGATTATATCATGGCAAGCGACACCGCGCTGAAGGTGTTGCAGCAAAGTTCCAAGGAGAATCGGGAGCGTGCCGAACGGATGGCCATAGAGGAAGTATCCGGCTATCTGCGCAGCCGGTATGATGCAGCAAAGGTATTTGCAGCCACCGGTGATGACCGCAACGACCTGATTGTGATGCGGACCTGCGATGTCGCGCTTTACCACCTGTCGTCATGGCTTCCTAACCGTATGGGGCACGAGATACGCAAGGAGCGTTACGAACTCGCCCTGAAATGGCTGGAAGGGGTACAGGCCGGGAAGATTACGCCGGACTTGCCGACCGTGACCGGGGAAGACGGGGAAGAGGACATAAACAACCCCATGAAATGGGGTTCGGAGAAAAAGAACATTTATATATGGTAGGCTATGGCAAAAAGAAACAGATACAGCAATGACCTGAGGGTCGGAAATTTCAACCTGGCATCTGCCCGCGACCGCAAGCGGATCCAGTCGATGACCGTCGAACTGAAGCTCCAGGCCGATGCGCTCACGCAAAAGGACATGCGCTCGTGGCGGCAGGCATGGCAGACCGCCATCGACGTTGAGAACCCACGAAGAGGAAGGCTTTATGACATCTACCGTGATGTTGAAGTGGATCTTCACCTGGGCGGCTGCGTGGACCAGCGCAAAGGCTTCGTCGAAAAGAAAAGTTTCAAATTGGTGGATCGGGAGGGCAAACAGAACGATACGGCCACGCAAATACTGGAGGCAGCCTGGTTCAAGGACCTGGTCGGGTACATACTGGATTCCCGCTATTGGGGGCATTCCCTCATACAGTTGGGGGATATCATCACGGTAGAGGGCGAAATGCGTTATACCGGCGTCGAGGTGGTCAACCGGAAACACGTGATCCAGGAGTATGGCGTAATCATACGGGAACAGGGTGATGAATGGAAAACCGGCATACCTTACCGGGAAGGGCCGATGGCCGACTGGGTGATTGAAGCCGGGAAGCCACGGGACCTCGGCCTGTACCTCAAAGCCGCCACGCAGACCATCCCGAAAAAGAACATGCTCGCCTATTGGGACCAGTTCGGGGAAATATTCGGGATGCCGATACGCATTGCCAAAACATCATCCCGTGACCCGAAAGACCGGGCGCAAATTGAAAACATGCTTTCCAATATGGGGGCAGCCCCGTGGGGCATGTTCCCGACAGACACGGATATAGAAATCAAGGAGACGACACGGGGCGACGCTTTTAATATTTATGACAAACGTATCGACCGTGCCAACTCAGAGCTGTCGAAAGGTATCCTGAACCAGACAATGACCATCGACAACGGTAGCAGTCTGTCACAGTCGGAAGTCCATTTGGAAGTATTCGAGAATGTGGTGGAAAAGGATGCCGACCTCGTAAGGGATATCGTGAACGACCAGCTGCTGCCGCGTATGGTAAAACACGGGTTCCCGGTGAAAGGCCTGCATTTCGAGTGGGACAATTCCATCGACTACACACCGGAGCAACAGTTTGAATATGAGAAAATGATTGCAGACCGCTACGAGGTGGACCCGAAATATTTCATCGACAAATACGGTGTTCCCATCATCGGAGAGAAGAAGCAGCCGGAACAGGCAGCCTTGGCACGCCCTTTTTTCGATTGAGCCCGGATGATTATGCCGGGCTGCACAACCGTATCGGGGAACTGTACCACACAGGCTCCCTGCAACTCTCTGCCGAAGATTACCCGGATACTTCCGGTGTGGAGTCGGCCTTTGAAAAGGCTATGAAATGGCTGCATAAAAAACGCATCTTCGGGGCAGGCATGCTCAGCGAAAAGCCGGTGCGCCATCTGATAGAGGAAACGGCCTCTTACCTGTCAAAGGGTATTGAACGGGGAATCATGGAGGAACAGCCGTCAGAGGCGATGGTCTCCAGCCTCCGTGAAAGCGCCGGTGTCTTCTCCGGGTTCAAGACGTTTCACGAAATGAAGGAAGCGGCAGGTTTGTTGCTGGATGAAAACGGCGGTCTAAAACCGTTTGAACAGTTTTCAAACGATGTTCAAAAGATTAATGATGCTTACAACAAGCATTATTTGAAGACGGAATATAATTTCGCCGTACAGAGCGCACAGATGGCCGCAAAGTGGGAAGAGCAGCAAGACGATGGCGAGGGTCGCTATCTGCTCCAGTACCGTACTGCCGGGGATAAAAAGGTACGTCCGGCACACCGGGAAATGGAGGGCATCACCCTGCCTGCATCAGATCCTTTTTGGGATAAGTATTACCCGCCGAATTCATGGAATTGCAGATGCCAGGCCGTTAAGGTCCGTGCATCCAAATATCCGGCAACGGATAGCAGTGAGGCCATGAAAGCAGGGGATAAGGCGACAGAAGGCAAATACGCGGAAATGTTCCGGTTCAACCCCGGCAAGCAGCGTGCGGCCTATCCTGCTTACAACTCGTACACCATCAGTAAGTGCAAGACCTGTAAGAAACGGCAGGAACTGGCTAAAATACCGAGTAACGAACTTTGCGCGGCATGCCCGATCATCCACGAATGCGCAGGAGATATCACCAAGTCCCAAGCTGCGATTGAACGTAAACATTACCTCAGGGAAATGCAACCGCTATTGAAGAAAAAGGTCATGCTGGAGATTGACGGGGTGAAAAAAAGTATCGGGTTCCGCAAGAATGGGAATGAACACCTATTTAGTGATACATTCGGGAGATCTTCTGTTTTGAAGAAGGAACATTTATCCGGACTGGATAAGGTTCTTGCAGAATCTGTATATGTCAAATGTGTAGGAATAGACCCTTCCCACCCTAAAAAGGACATAAAACGTTTCTATTATTTCAAAGGAGAGATTGACGGGAAAACAGTATATCTAAATGTGGGTGAAACTGATTTTGTCACAAAGAAAGGAAATGTGGTACATGATTGCTACCTGTATTCTATCACAGATAAAATAAAATAAACGTATATACTGGCGGCATCTTAGGTTTACAGGACCAGGTCTGCCCACTCAACACATACGTTTACATCGCAAATATACAACTAATAATCTAAAATCCAATCTTATGGACGAAGATTTTAAAAAAGAGGTCATCGACCGGTCACTGGAAGATATCAAGGTCGAATTTGACGAAGAGTTCGACCGGAACTTCGAGCGTAAGGCGTTCTTTGACGAAAAGCAGTGGCCGGAGCGCAAATTTGATGACGGCGTCGGGTCGCTCATGCAGCGTACCGGTGGACTGCGCGGGAGCATCCGGAGCCGGAAACGGCGTGACGAACTGGTTTATTCTTCTTCCAAACCCTACGCACGCATTCATAACGAAGGCGGGGAAATCAAGGTGACAAAGAAGATGAAGGGGTACTTTTGGCACAAGCTGAAAGAGACACAAGACAAGTACCAGTACAAAAAGGATGGTGAAAAACGGAACAACAAGCGGAACCGGCAGCTCTCCGACAAAGAGGAGTTTTACCGGGCAATGGCCCTGAAAAAGGTAGGTTCGACCATCCAAATTCCCGAACGTCGCTTCATCGGAGCGGGGCGGGCAACCGACCGGATTATCCGCGAGATAACGGAACAGAATTTTGAAGACTATTTAAAACGACATCCAATCATAGACAAATGAGAAAGATATTATACCAGGAACTAAAGAAACGCCTGTCGCGCCTTTTACTGGCCGACGGTGGCGATATTACCTTTGTATCGGAAGAACGTATCAAGGAAATACTGGAGGCCGGAGAAACGCCCGATTACGCAATCAAGCATATCGGGCTTTGGAACCGACAGGTGGAGTTCATCGAACAGGAGTCGCATTTCCCGATGCCCGCCGTGTTTGTGGAGTTCGGGAAACTATCATGGAGACACCAGCAGGGAGGCTTGCAGGATGCCGACCTGACCATAGGGCTGCATATCCTGACCGAAGCCCTGCCGGAAGGGTACGATGGTGAGGAGTTTCATTTGGATTTGCTCGACAAAATAAACCGATGCCTGCACGGGTTCACCGGCAACTATTGGGGCGCGTTCAAGCGCTCTGCGTCCATTCCCTGCCACGACCACGAGGAAATACTGGATGACACGGAGGTTTATCAAACTCTTTTATATGATGATTCAGCGGTCAAAAAACTGGTAAAATGGCCCGTGCCGGCCGATATCAAGACGCAGGTGAGGAAACTCTGATCAGCCGAAAAGCGACAGTTGCAAATCATCTTTCCGCTCCATAACTTTAGGGTTGGCAGCAGCGTTGATGTAGTTATAGAAGGTGTTTTCCGAGATGCCATAAATAGGATGGATGTAGCGTCGCCAGATCTCGCGGTTAGATAGTCCGGATTTGGCGTATTCGTCATAGATGGCGTTCACCTCGATGACACGTTTTGCATAGGAACATCCTTTTGGCTTCATACTCTTACAATTACTTCAATTACAAAAGTACAAAAAAGTCATTTCCAAAAGAAACAAACGGCAGGACATTTTTACATATCCTGCCGTTTGTATATTATCCTATGTCTTTCCAATGGGTGACATAGCCGTCATCTATATTACAATAATACTCTACTTGACCGTTTGAATCAATCCAAATTTCTCCTTCTTTGTCTATTTCACCAATATATTCATAATCTCCGGTATGGAATTTTACTTTCTTGCCAATCTCCGGCAGACTATCGACAACTCTTATCCAGCCATCATCTTCCAATATGTGAATTTGATTTTCCATTTTTACCATATCTACTCCTTTAAATATTGAAATTCTCCAAATAAAACTAATACCGGTTCTGTCTTCCCCATCACCCATTCACCGCGTTTATTATCTTCTCCTTCAGGTGAAGGTACGGTTTGGTGCACACTCCCGGGTATTAGCCCTATAAATTCTTGACCACAAGCGTTACAACGAGTAATCTTAATAGAGCCACATCTTTGCAACTTCCGGCATGTTCCCATTTTAGGGATGCTTCTTTCCGGTATTTCAATCGTTCCTAATCGATAGGATTTACCGATTATGCCACATCTCTTACATATATATATATCATGCGGGCGTTTTCCTTCTATCGTCACAATATTGGTTTTCTCCCATTCGTGACCACCTTCAGATAAATTAAATTCTTGCATATCTTTGATTTTACTAAGATTAAACAAAGGCCGGAATTACCCGGCCCTGTTGTTATTATACCTTTTCTACATAAATCCCAACCAACGCTGACAAATCCTGATAAACCGGTTGTCCGGTGTTCCGGGTACATCGGTAAGTAGCACCGCCCTGAGAATAGTATTTGCCGGAGAACAACTCCATATTGTTATTGTACGGTATTGGGTCGTCCTGCGTTCCCGCATGCTCCTCGTTGATTTCCTCATAGAGGGCCGCGGTATCAATGCTGGGGGGCTGGTTTGCCAGGACAGTGGAAATCTCCTGTCTTACCCGGTAGAGGCGATCTTCATACCGGACGCGGAATTTCGCTTTCAGAGTCTTGCCGATGAAGTCTTTCCATTCAGGGTGGATTTCCTTCAACTGGAGAGCTTCATTGTTCGTCATGTCGGTATTGTTGATGGTCATTTGCGCAAAGAGGACCGCTTGCTGTTCCGGCGTTTTCTTGGCCGAGGCGATAGCTACACGTACTTCCTCCAGCGTCATGGAGGATGGTTCCGGGTAACCCTCCTGAAAATTGATTACAGTCAGCGTTTCGATTGTACCGGCATTGGCAATAGAATCAAGTTGCTTTTTGATGTTCTTATCGCAGTCGCCATAATTAGCCAATACACGACCGGAAATGAACAAAGCTTCATCGGGTGAGACCTCGACCACTCCGGATTCTGTAATAAGGGGAACAGTTGCATCGTTGTCCTTCACCGCCTGTTCTGCCTGGCTGCGCAACAGAAGTATGCCGCTTCGTTCCAGCGTGATATTCTTTCCGTCCAGTACGAAACGGCCTACGGCTTCCTCTCCGCTGCACCATATCGACATGACCGATTTAACGTCCGACAAATCAGGCTTGAACAAGAACGTTTCTTCCATGTAGTTTACGCCTTTCACTTTGCCTTCTTTGTCGGCGGGGTTGTCCTGTACGTCCCAGCGGACATTCCATTTGTTCTGATCGGCGTTGATACACTCAAACAGTGATACGCCTTTAGTTCCTTGTACTCTTTTCATTTTGTTTCCTCCTGTTTTTGTAATGTTAAACCTAAAGCGGCCATAGCCATTCCCAATTCCATTTCCTTTTTTTGTTCTTCCATAAGTTCTGTAGGGAAAAGAATCGGTTCTTCAACCATTTTTTGCCAGACTTCATCCGACATGTTTATATTAGCCAAATAAGCTGCCGCTTGCACTGTCTTTTTATCCAGTTCTATCAAAATCTTTACTTTTTCCTCCATAATTGATTATTCTTGATTGTTTTCCGGCACGTAAGCCGAAATATAGGTTGTTACTTCACACGATACAATGACGCGACCCGAACCCTTGCACTGGGGGCAGACTGCACCGTCTTTTACTCCCTTGCCCTCGCAAACCTTACAAGCTACAATATGAGGCGGGATTGTCTTTTCGCGTTTGGGTGCAGGTGATTCCATTCCGGCCGGTTGCTGCGATTCCGACTGTCTTTTAACCTGCTTTCTGCTGAATCTTTGAAAAATGTTGTTCATATCGATTATAATTGGTTGTTGCTTTCGTTGTCTGCCTTCCAGCTGACCGTTACGACTGCCTTCAGGCGTTTGCTTCCTTTGCACACGGGACACTCCAGTTTGATGCGTTCCCCGTAATCATCCATTCCCCAAAACCAGCCGTTGCCGTGGCAATGGCTGCATTTGAAGCCGCCGAATTCCACCCGTTCGACCGGTTGCTCTTTTAGGAAGAGCGGCGGCTGGATTAACAGGACCGGCTGTTGCTTGCTCATGCTTCCGTCATACCTAAAGGAACACAAATCCATGCGCCGTTCTCATTCTTCACCTCAGCCCGGATAAACTGCTTGCTGACGGCAGGCTGGTAGGCTTCTTCGATGATCTGCACACCTTCCATGAAACGTTCCGATCCGGTTTCTTCCGCAATCTTGCGGAGCTGAACCACGCGACTTGCCTTCAGCGTGCCCTTAGCATCACGGGCCAACAGACGAAGCACCATTTTCACGAGTGCCTTTGTCTTTTCATCGCTGGCCAAGCCTTCGATATACTCCTTGACGATGGCGATGCCGTCTTCCACCGTGTCACGGTACCCGTCAGTGGTATAAACACCCACTGTGATACGTTTATCACCGGCTGAGTTGGTGAAGGTGTCGGATCGCTGCCCGTCCTTTTTCAGTTTCAGTACTTCCGACTTCATCTCGATCACATTACGGAAATCGTCCAAAACCGCCTGCTTGGTATCCTTGATTCCTTGGCTCAAGCATTGCAAAGAGGGAATTACCCGTTCGATGGTTTCATCTACCAGATCCCGGTAGGCTTCGCGGTCGCGTTTGGCCTGTTCCTTAGCGGTCTTTGCCGCCTTTTCAGCCTTGAATGCTTCAAACTGCTCTCTTTCTTCGGCTGTCATTTCGACTGTCTGTTTTACTTCTTCCATGATTCGTTAATTTAAAAGTTGATTACTATCGTTCTTTTCTCTGTCTTTCTTGTTGATGATACGTAGCTTGATAGCCACCATATCCAGTTCTTCGACGGTAAGTCTGGCGAACTTCTTCCCGCTGATCCGGGTATTCATGCAGAAGGCATCCACCCGTTCCCAGTCGGTGGTGTCAATACCATGCTTTTGCATCAGCTTCAGCGCCACTGAACGCTTCTGCCGCAACTGTTCGCGGTAGATTTCCCGCACCTTCCGGTTCTGGTCCATCTGCTGCATGGCCTCGCACATGTCGTTGTATTCCTTGGCAGTCATTTCGCGAAGCGAATCTGTTCTACCACCGGTGTACTGGTTTACCAGTTCCGCCTTCAGTTCTTCCCGGTCTGTTGTGGGTAAACGGTTCAAAAGGACATAGAACCGTGCGTAATTGCGTGTTTTCATTCAAAGTCCTCCTCTTTAAGTCCATACTCTGCCATCAGTGCATCGTGCGACAATCCCGAGAAACGTTCGGACAGTTCGCTAAAGATGAAGGCCTGGTCTGTAAATGAAAAATCCTCCGACTTTTCCACCGCGTCATTCAATATTGCTTCTATAACTTCGTCCATGATATTATGATTTACTGTTATTTTTCTTTTCTTCCGTTCCAATATTGGGTAGCGCCTTCTGCCCATATCGTAAAATGATTGCCGGGTTCTGTGATGAAGCGGCCTTTGCATACCGCCCGGAACCCTTCCACGCGTATCTTCATGTCCGCATCGTATGCCACTTTCTTGGCTGCACGGCCTTCCGGGTTTTCGCCTTCCGCGTGACTGATGAATATCAGCAGTTTGTTCGGGTGACGTTCCTTCAGACTTTTGTAGGAGGCGTATGTGAGCCCGCTGTATTGAAAACTGTCAATGATCACCACCTCCGGGCTCCTTCGCTTCAAAAGCCGCTCGCTCAATTCGTCCATCTGTTCACGGTCAAGGATGATAAACCGCCGGTTTACCTCTTCCATCCGTTCACGGTTGAGTGAATTTTGCAAGGAGAGTCCTGTACTTTCTTCCAAGCTGTCATAAGCAACCCTGCACCACCGGCACAGATATTTGGCCAACTTCATAACAAAGGCACTTTTCCCGTTTCCGCTTTGTCCCCAGATAATCCATGTTCCGGTTTGCGCCGGTTGGCCGAATGCCGCTTTCCATTCCCCCTCGAACGGAAAGCTCGGTATGCTCATTTTTTGCACCTCTGTAGGCGAATAGGCTCTTCTCATACCGGCACCTCCTTTACTGCTACCTTGCAATTGGTAGCTGCCCGTATTTTTGCGGCCAGCTCCAATTCTTCCAGCTCGATCACGATAAGTCCTTCCGTGCGTGCCCTTCTTACTCTAAGATCGCAAGGGTATTCACCTTCTTCCCATAAGAGTAGCACATGAGCCGCGTATTGGTATTCCATGCCCAACTGATATATTTTCTTTACTGCCATATCAAGCCTCCTTTCTCAGTTTTTCAATCTCTGTATAGACACGTCTCAAACTTCCCCCGGTACGGTTCACCACCTTCACGATATCGGTACTCTCCGGAGCGTTCAGCTTGGCCACCATAGCCGCCTGCGCCTTCAAAAAGACTTCGCGTTCCTTGGCATTGTCCGGGGTAACCTTGCTGTATTTGTCGCCATATCTGGAAAGCATTTCGGTATATCCCACTTTCTTGCATTCAATAGAGCGGTTTATCTTTTCCTTCAGCCCGTCTGCACCCATCATATACCAAGCGCAGCAGCGTTCCGTAGCGTTCCAAAGCGCCTTCAACTCCAGAAAGGCTTCATATTGCAGGTCTCCCGCTTCGTCAAGAATAATCAAAGGGGTATCCAACGTTTTCAGATAGAATACCAGGTCATCGTACACATCTACGTACCGGCCGTTGGTACTGATGCCAAATTCGCGGGCAATATGGCGTATCAGCCGCTGTTTGCTCTTGACCTGGGAGCAGTCCACATAGATGGCATTCCGGTGCGTCTTGACGTACACGCGAGCGGTGAAGGTCTTCCCGATATTGGCCATGTCGCAAAGGATGGCGCTAACACCGCTTTCCTGGCACATGGCCAGCTGTTCTGTGATAAAGATATAGGTCGGGGTTTCCGCGGCTTTCCACACCATCTCCTCGGCCAGTGAAACGTTCAGTCGGCGGGCGATGCATATCCAATTGGTATCGCTCACCTGACGGTCAATGTTGCCCTTTTTTATTGAGTTGTACACACTGCCCGATATGCCCAGCGCTGCTGCGTGCTTGTTGTCGCTTGGGTAATTCTCGCGATTGGCTTTGATAGCCTCGATAATACGCTGTTTGATGTCTCTTGTAATTTCCATATAATTGCTGTTTTAATATCATTAAAATACTATTAAAGGGACTTTCTGCCGCTTCCCTTGAACTGGCTTACATCATAGTTCAGATAATCGATTTCCTCGCTTTCGCTTTGTTCTACCGGCTTGGCAACCGCTTCCCTTATCTGTTCAGCCGCCTTTTTCTTCATTGTCACAACCGGCTTGATGGCCTCACGTTTCATCATGGCATCAAACTTGCTGATCAGCTTGTTTTGTTCGGTCATGATTCTTTCGTCCTCATCGGTACGTTCGGCCAATGCTTCGTTGTATGTACCTACATCCTTCAACCGGTCTATCAGGTTGCCGTTCTGATAAATGTAGATATCGCCTATTTCACCGTTATCATCTGGCAGGAAGTAGGCATCCACCTTCAGATTGTTAGGTTCCAGCCGGTCGAGTACTTCCGGGCTGCTCAGCCAATAGTCCTTATACTGGATCCGACAATAACTGTTGCGTCGGATACTGGTACTAACCTGTTCCCCGATAAACCGGTAAAGCATGGCTTTGTCGAGCGGTTGCAGGTTCGGATTCATATTGCCTACCAGCACTTGCCAGCGCGTCATCCCTTGGTATTTTTTCTGGTTGGGGTGTGGCGAGTTGTTGAATTCCCTCACGTCCATCATATCTTCCGTTATGAGCTGCTCCCAAGTATAGTATTCATGATCCTCATAAGTATCGTTCAGTTCGTCGCTTATCTTCTTGCTTTCGGTCCGATATTTTTCATTTCGGGCATAAAATCTACCGATGCCGAGGTGGTTCCGGTGTTCAACGCTCTTTTTCTTTGCACCGTTAAAATGTTCTGCACGCTTTTCCTGCGAGTTCAGAGGAGCGCAAAAACGCACAAATGGGAATACGACTCCAGCCTTCAGAAAACCTTCCTTCCATTGGCTCATCAAGTGGTTTTCCACTTCCACCTGTGCCGGAATGCCCCAGCCGTTCCGCTCGATCAGCCGGAACATACTCCGGAACATATCCACTACCAGGTCGACGTTCTTGTTCCGGTTATAGGCAAATCCGACAACGCACTGACTTGCCACGTCATAGGCGTAATACGCTTTGGGTCGTGCCTTTGTATCCTTTAACTTACGCGGAAGGTCTCGGTCGTCAAACGAAATCTTACTGAATGAGAACTCCGGTGCATGGCGATGCACATGGGGGCGCTGGCTATGCATGAAGGTGCTCCAGCTCATTTGTGATTTGTTTATCAAAGCCTGATTCTTGGGTTGGTTCAATATGTTATTGATGGTCGATTTACTTAGTTTCAAAGGCTTTCCGTTCTTATCAAGGAAATCCGTAGGGTTATATATCTCGCCCGTCTGCGGATCTATCACCTCCAGCTTCCCGTTGACAAAGTCCGAATACATACACCAGACATCACTGTTCCAGGGTTTGTTGGGCATGATTGCCAAGGAAAGAACAAGCCGCTCAATATTCACGTTCACCTTGCGGGTATTCTGGTTGCCGAACTTGCCGCTGATGAGGGATGCGTAGCCTTTCGCCTGGAAGTCCATCACTTTTTTCTTGAAACGGCTTACCGATGTCGGCAGGGTGTGACCAAACTCTTTCTGATAGAAACTGATTGCACCGCTCATTTCTTCCCACATTACGCGGCTTCCCTGCATCACGGCCCGCTTCATCCGTACATCGTTCAGCAAGCGGATAACCGCTTTGATGGCAGATGCGTTCAATGTATATTCCTTTTGTTGTTCCGGCTCCAGCGGCTTCCCTGAGGGCAGGCGGTAAAGAGAATACCAGCTTTGCGCCTCGGGGTCAACTTCCCAGTGAGAGCCAAACCAGTTTCTAAGCATTTCTGTTTCCATATTACCATATTTTTGAGTCACCAATTCTTTATATTTCTCCGGCAGGCTTTCCACGGATACCAAGGCAGACACGCCACGTCCGATACCTTTGCGCACAACCTTTACCTTTTTCCGGTGTATAAGCTGTTTGTAACAGCTTTCACTCATGATCGGGGCAAGCTCTTCACGTGACAGCATCGATGGATGCATTCCATTCAACTGTCGGGATTTGCTGTAATCCGCTATTCCATTCGGGCGAACAACCGGGCGATCGTCGCGCGTCAAGTCGGCCATTGAAATACATAATATCTTCCCGTAGTATTCCATACAGACCTCCTTTACAGTGCGGATATCCAGTCCTGAATACCTTTGATGTCGCTGACCATTATGTTTTCCCAGCGTCTTACGCATTCGCCATCAACAAAGGCATCGCAGTTGCCGTTTTTCTTGTTGACTTCGAGCATGGCACCGTTAGGGAAATACTGGCGCATATAGTCGTCATGGTCATGAAATGTTTCAAAGTCATTTTCTGCGGAAATGATATAACCGCCACGCTTTGTAGCGAGGGTACGGATACGCTTGGCGAGGTCTGTGTCGCTCTGGAATGCCAAAGCCTTAAACACCATCCGTTCGGTTACACCGAAAGCCTTTGCAATAAACGCGCGGTTCTCTTTAGTTACTGTTATTCTCTTGTTCATCTTTATTTCTGTTTTGCTGTTAATAATCTGTTTTTAAATACTTCCGCTATTCTCCCGAACCACGGAAGTTTTGCTACCTTTGTAGCATGTCAAACCAAAAAATTGAATCGTTTATGAAAACTAATAAGAAGTCCCCAAGAAGGTGGAGATTAAACTATGTCATTACATATCTGGATTCCGACAAAGCAGATGGGTTCCGACATTTTGTTCATGACATTTTAATCTCTGTAGCAACACTTCGCAAAATTGACTACGCGATAGAGGTCGGGTCTTCAATAGCTGACGAAATGCGCCATAGTAGTCGTAAAGACCTGCAAGGCGTTGTTGCTGACATGTTCTATTTCCGCTCTTCACCGGATTCGACGTCCTCGATAACGGAATTTCGCTCAATAATCGGCAATTTGTTTCGCGGTTATGATGTCTTTTGGTTTGCGGATTGCTTTGATGTTCATTGCCTGCTACAGAAATGTCTGAAAGAGTATCCTTTCCCTGAAAAGTTTTATCGCCCTTTATCGTATCCGTATGTGGAAGTCCATAACGGGAAAGAAATAACTCTTTGTGTGACTGCGGAAGGTCTCGAAAACTTATTAATCGAGGATTCTGATCCGTCTTTGAATTAGAGAAGGCTGAACTTGCACTTATACAATTTACTATATGTCCGGATTTTAATTCGGATTGATTTTTTATTGCCTTTTCCATTGTATTCATTATCTAAGTTCAACAATAATCACTTCGTCATCAAACGTCCTGGCCAACTCCGCTTTGAAATAGCCCATCGAACACTCGCCGTCGAATACGGCTATAAACGTCACGTTGTCCACCATGTAAGCGAAGGTGTCTTCTTCGTGCCTGAACTGATCCAAAAATTCCTCGACCTTCGACCAGTCGTGAAAACTCACTGAAACTCTAATTGCTTTCATACGCTTTATCTTTATAATGTCTCGTGGGCGATCCCGGATTCGAACCGGGGACAATGGCTTCTATGGGTAAGTTTCGCTTGTTCTACCAGACTGAACTAATCGCCCGCCCGTCTTTCCGGGCTGCCACCCGTCTCTTTACGTCTTCCGGGTTGTCACGCTCGGTTTATCCTATAGTCTATTTACCTTCATTCAATTCTATCGGTTGCATGGAAATGGCATCATAGAAGCCCTCTTCGTGGTAGAAAGCAACTACAAGACCTGTTTTTTTCTCTCGGATCTCAATCTGCGTGGTAGCAATGTTGCGACCCGGCACCACGTACAGATCACATTTACCTCTCATCCCTTTTACGTAATTACCTACCGCCAAAACGACAGCCTTATTTACAGCAGAAACGCTTTCGCTATCCATCTCCTTTGCAGGCACGTTTCCAGTCTCGAATCTCAGTATCATATTCTTTGCTCTTTTTAAGTTTTACTTCTAATATTCGTGAATCTCGGCCCTTTTTAGTATATTTGGCCGCTGTTCATCACTGAACACGGTGCAAATATACAAAACATTTCGCCATATGCAAACAAAAGAACAAAAAATATCGCCAATAAAGCAAAGGATTTTGTCTTTTGCTGGTACTTTAGGTATAAGCAAGCGTGATTTTTACAGTAAAATAGGGGTGTCAAGAGGGACTCTTGAGAGTAGTACAGGTATCACAGAGGATGTAATGGCGAAATTTATCGCCACCTATCCAAACATCAATAGTGATTGGCTGCTAACCGGTAGAGGACAGATGTTGAAAGATGATGGCGGCATACCGAAAGACTTGGTTCGAACAGATCCGGCAAAAGGTGTGAATTATATTGGGGCCACTGCGCCAACTGGTACTGGTTCCTATGGTACTGCTGAGGATAAAACAGAGGAAACAACTGCCAGAATTGCTACCCAACCAGGTGAGGGCATCCCCTTGATACCTTTTGAAGCGATGGCCGGTGCACTCACATGTGAGCAAACGGTATTGGAATACGAATGCGAACGCTATGTTGTACCTATGTTCAAAGGGGCAGACTTCCTTATTCCGGTGAAAGGATCATCCATGTACCCGAAATACAGTTCCGGTGACATCGTAGCCTGCCAGCGCGTATCGATGAGCGACCTGTTCTTCCAGTGGAACAAGGTGTATGTAATCGACACCAATCAAGGAGCACTAATCAAACGCATCAAACCGGGAAGCGATCAAGAACATGTATTGATAGTATCAGACAATGAGAAGTACGACCCATTCGAATTGCCACTCGCTGCCATCCACGCGGTCGCACTCGTCATTGGCGTAATACGACTCGAATAGCACTCAAACGCCCCACGCACGCACATTTTATACCTTAAAAGGTTACCATATTACATAATATACTGAATAATAGATAATTATACAATGTTTAGATATAATTATATACCGTTTGCAAGTGGCTTTTTCTACCCATTTAAACGGCTTTTTCTGCCAAAAGGGGCATTTATTTTACATTTTGTATATCTGTACGAGGTCTGAAAGCATGGTTTTTGTAACCCTTTTGTAACCCTTTTAACATTTATAATGTAACCCTTATACGTAACCCTTTTCGTAACCCATTACGTATAAAAAAAGCCGCTGAAACGCTCCGGGAAGTAAGCGAAACAGCGGCTAAACAGCTATATAACAGCAATTTATATAGTACTACGAATAAGGTGAGAGACAACAATCCGAGCGCGCTTGGTCATCCGGATGCTTCCGTCCTCCATTTTGGCGTGCAAAAGGGTGCTTTTCTTGATCCCGATACGGTCTTCATCCAACGTATCAAACACGGCAGAAAGGCTACCGAAATAGAAGTCTTTCTTCTCAAAAATCAAATGAACATGTACTACCTTAATCTGTCCCATATCGCACTTTTTCTACTGCAAATATACCAAATAACGCTTATATGGAAGAATTTACGCCAAATTATTTTCAATCACACCTCAAATTTGTACTCAAAATAAGAGCCGCCAGAACAGACGTCATTATGGCGCGTTCTAACGGCTTTATAAAGCTATTCCAATAAAGAAACGGGAGTAAAGCCAAAAGGCAATAGAGGCAAAGAAAACGGCCTCATTTGAAGGAAAATCAGTATATTTGCTAAAAAGAACAGGCTATGGATTTATGTGAGAAAAAGAAAGAGTTTCAACGCCTATTACTGTCTGGCAAACATACTCAGACAGAAATAGCAAAGATTTTACAAGTTTCAAGAGTTACTGTAAATCAGTGGGTAAGAGACTTACCTGCAACGTCTTATATCAGAATCAGAAAGAATCTTATAAAGGAACTTGACCGTTTATCCAAATCCCCACAAGGAAATGAAGATATGATATTTAAGTACATTCAGAACTTAGACACGTTGGATAGAATGATTAGAAAGGCCAAGTATATCCCCGAAATATAATCCGTGTAAACGGTTGTGTAAACTTTCACAGCCATCCGTGATATATTTAGCCCGTTCTAAGTAAAAGCAGTGTCAAGGTTGAGTTAAGAAAAACACGCTTCGTTTTGTATCCCTATTTTCGCCATCAAACAACAACTATATATAAATCAACACCTTACCTATATTTATTCTCTAATCTCATTTTATCGCTTCGTTTTGTGCCCCATATAAGTAATGAACCGTTCTCTTTAATCTGTCATTTTTCTTTATCTTTTGTTTAAGA